CGGCATGGCATATAATAAAAATTTTTCTGCAACTGTCCCCCCAAATGGCCTCAAACTGGCCTGAGAGCCTCCCAGAGAAGCCAAAATTAAGTTTACATATATTAGTACCTTCAGAATTTCCGCCTGTCTGAGGCCATTCTGACGCTAGTGTTACATTTGATACAGAATAGAATATTGGTGTAGATTTGGCCTTGACGTGATGTCATTCTGGCTGTATATTAAATATATACAACGGAAAGTTGGAAGCTTTCGGCTCTCGCTAATCCTAGCCAACACTAGAGACTAATCCCGACCCAAAAGGAAAGGAAGCCAACCGAAAGAATTGCTGAAGTAGGTTCGACTAAGATCTGAAGCAAGTGCCAACCGACTCTAACTCACTTGATGAGATAGCGGATGTATAGAAACTGTCTAAGCCTACAGAGAACAGAGCTACAAACTTTTTTACCTTCTTTCTCTAGGCTGACCTACTCGCAGCCCTGAACCTCCTGATGCTCTCTTAGTTACTTTCTAGCTCTGAGATTTTGGAAGACTCACGGACTCTGAGCAATAGATCAGCCTACGGAGAAAAGGTAACCTTTTTTTCGTTTTATCCAAATCATTTATTTATTCAAAATGAATTATTCAATTACTCGATTTACTGGCATTGATTACAGTAACAAGTCTGCAAGATGGGATCTTGTAGCAGAAAGGCATACTCAAGAATCAGCACTCGCAACTTGCAAGAGCTTAAATCTTAATAGACCTTTCTATCATCGAGTCGAAGTAAATTCCAAAAGAGTTGAGCTTCCAAGATTTACAGTCTTGAAGCCCAATATGAAAAGCAACTACGAACCAATTGTAATTCCTGCAAGTTTTACAGTCAGAAAGAAATACAACTTCTTTCAAAGATTAATCAGGAGGTTCTTCTGATGTCTGAGTTCGAA